AAACGATGACAAGCAAAAAGAACGACTCAAGTTCAAATGGATATAAATCAGATTCTCAACTCCAAGAAAAAATAAGAAACAACGAGAAACCAAGAACATTAAAAATTAAACACAAAAAATTTACTGAAAAACAGAATAATTTTATAGATATCGGTTTAGCAGAAAATACAAATTTAATGTTCATAAACGGACCAGCAGGTAGTGCCAAGACATATATTAGCATATATTGTGGTCTAAAATTATTATCAGAACAAAAAGTAGAAGAACTCGTCTATATAAGAAATGCAGTAGAAAGTTCTGATCACAAATTAGGTTTCTTACCAGGTGCCCAAGATGACAAAATGGCCCCTTACCTCGAACCTCTTAAAGATAAACTAGAAGAATTTCTTAATATAGTTGATATAAAATACTTGCAGGAGGAGCAACGAATATATGGAGTACCTGTTGGTTTTTTACGTGGTGCGAGTTGGATTGACAAATTTGTTGTTGTAGACGAGGCACAAAATATGACAGAAAAAGAACTTATTACTATAATGACACGGGTCGGTGAAAACACACGGGTATTTATATGTGGTGACACTATGCAGAGTGACATTGGAAATAAATCTGGTTTTGCTAATATACAGAATTTATTCAATGACCAAGCATCGAAAGAGCAGGGAATTCACACTTTTGAGTTTGATGAAAACGATATTATACGCAGTGAACTCGTTAAATTCATAGTTAGAAAGATAAAAAGTTTAAGATAAGTCATATTTATTGAAATATAAAAAATATATGTATATTTATTTATAGACACAGACTTCTTGAAAAATGGCCAACCAAAAGATAACAGATTTAAACAAGCACGACAAACTAAGTGGTGATGACTTATTTATTGTAGTTGATAAAGACGAATATGGAACATCACCCACAGGTGAAACAAAATCTATAAACGCAAAGACCTTAGCCGAGCAACTTGCTGAAATAAAACACTCAGATGTTGGAATTAGATTTAGTGAATTGTCAGATGTACCAAATGAGTACACCGAAAGTGCAGGTTCTTTTGTAAAAATAAATGATAGTGGAGATGGAGTATCATTTACTGAGTCACCCGGACACTCCGAAATAACAGTAAACTTTGAAGAGTTATTTCAGAATATAGAAAGTAATCAGATTATTCTATATAGAGTTGGTGATGTTTTAATGAGAGACCCTTCCACAAATACATTTAAACACGCATCATCCGACGATCCAGACTCTTCCGAAGTAGTGGGTATTATCAGAAAGATTAAGAAAGATATAGACGGTGAGGTGTTAAGTGTCAATATTGCATTTGGTGGTCATGTTACATTTGAAGAACCAGTTCATGTTGAGAAAAGTCAAATAGATGCAACCAAAGCTGTGGCAACTGAATCGGTTTTAGTTGGTGGTAAAACGTATTTCTTAGGAAGAATAGGCAAACTTGCAGACTATGATCCATCTATTCAAGTAAACGATAGTGATCCACACGTTTCTAAACCACTGTTAATAGCAACAGGTCCTCAGTCCGGTGTATTCGTAAACTATCGTGGATTGCTCTCAGAGAAGACAGACGAACCACACAAGTTTGTAATTGAATATAGTGCAAGTTGTTCCAAAATAAAAGTTGGAGATGTAGTACGAGTTCGTAGAAGAATAAAACGAAATGTGAATGGAGGATTTGGTAGTGCAATTGAAAGTGGTGATAATGCATTTGAAGGTTTACCTGAAAACATTAGACCTGCGTTTTTAGATTTTGAAAGTGGAGAGTCTCCTTATGTTTTGGCAAATTCTGCATCTCAACAAGCAGAACTTGAATCGGAAGATGCGTATGCGTGTGATTTTGTTGGAGTCGTAACAATTGCTTCATCTGACTACTTTCAGATTCAGACAAGTGGAATGATTACATTTGAAATGCCAAGTACAATCATCTCAGATGATTCCTCTGTTATAGAGAAGTCAAATGCAATATTTAAACGAGGATACACATATTATTTAGAATCATTTGATGTAAATTCCGACCAAAATACTAATGTATACACAAAGAGACTTCGTAGAACAATTTACGATTATAATATAGAAGAAATAAATGACTTCTATGGAAACAACATAGTAGACTCAAATATAGAGGATGTGGTTACTGGAGTTTCACCCTTTAGAAATACAACCATTGATAATCCTTTTAAAAGAGATCCCGAAACACAAAAAGTAACTGCATACTGCAAACCAGTTTTTTATGCAGTTTCTGAAAACCAAATCCTTTTATTAAATCAACCTGTTTACCCACAACCATTTGATGCGTGTAACGCAATAAACCCAACAGTCAACCAACCTTGTCGTGAATTGCAGACCACTAAAAGTTTTGTAGTAAACCAAAACACAACAGATGTGAACGAATATTTAAACGAAAAATGGAAAAATGCAAATAAAGGTGACTTGGCAGAGATGAGTCGTATTGACTTTAGTTCTAATGAAATAATAAATGAAGTGTGGAGAAAACTTGAAGAAGGCAATGTTGGTGGTATGTGGCAAATGATAGAAGGAGAAGAATAATGGGATCGTTATACGACATAGGAAATTTTAGATATAAGCATTTTACATTTTATTCACCATGTGAAGGTCAAGTCGATTGTTTTCCGTTTGAGAACCAATCTGCACTAATTGATACTGAAATAAAAAACTTTTTAAATAAAGTATGGCCATATCGTGGAGTTTTAATAGGAGATTCGTCGGAAGGAGATTATGCGTTTGTCACTTATATACACAAGGAAACTGACTCACAACAAAATCCAACTCAGATTGTAGATAATATATACACATATACTCGTATACAACTTGGAAGTGGTGAACCACAATGGGTACAAGCAACAACTCCAAAAAAGACATTAGAAAGAACATCATAGAAAATGGCTACACTACAACACAGATCAGCATTTAATTTAAGAGGAAGTCTTCCATTGGGAGGAAGTGCAATTCAGCAAACCGACTCAGGATGTGACGCAGAGGTTTTAGAAAACATACACGAACAAGTTCGTCAGGCTGCAAACGACTACACATGGGAAGCAAACCGAATAGCAATAAAAGCAAAACTAAAATACACCTGCCCAAAAGTAGGAGATGCTGTGAGATGGGACCCGTCCATAAACGGATATAACTTATCATATGCTATGTTCGACACAAACAATCCGACTGACCAAGAACATCTGGTTGAAGTGGTTGGTATTGTCGAATCAGTCACAACAGATTGCACAGGTGACGGAGTTGACTTTACCGATGATGAAACAGAAACAAATGCGGTAATCGTTCTAAGTGGTCAGATTTCATTTGACTCTCTTCCAAATGAGTCGGCACTAAGTGCGGGTGTGGTTTATTATTTATGGGACAAAGGAAATCCCCAAAATCTTGCAATTGGAAACAATGTGGTCAATGACACAAACGAACCGGTAATAAGTAAACCTTTATTTTTATCCACAGGAACTCACTCTGCGGTTGTCCTAACATACAGACCCCTTACAGGTTCCCCAACTGGTGGAAAACCTCGTTCTGAGACATATGACATTGAAGTTAAGAACATTCCAAGTGGCTGGCGGGTTCGTGTTAAAAATACGTCCGTTGTTTCATCAAAGCACCCACTCGTAGTACAACTAGATTATGATAGAGCAATTGGTCCACGTGATAATCTTAATGGAAACGAAGTTTACTCAATGTTTAAACATATAGGAATTTTGCACGACCAAGTTGTAGCAAGCACAACGGTTGATGAAAACGGTATGACAACCTTATTAAACGAAATCACGTTTGATGTAGATATTAATTCGGAGTTTGGTATAAGTGGAGGAATTGCAGGTAACGCAGAAAATGGAGTTAATGGAGTTGGTCGTTTAACGGTTTCTTTAAAATCTAATACAACAGGATCAATGAGTACAAGTGCATTGGCATCACTCATATCAATGCAGACCACACCGAGATACATTCGCAAACCATCTGTTAAAATTTCAACAAAATGTAACGACACAAATGCACTCGGTAACATCACAACAAACGATCCAGACATTCGTGACTTAAAAGTCACACCTGATGGAACAACTCAAAATGATATTCAAGAGGGAATTGTCTATGAAATTGAACTTCTTGAGGCAGGTGGAAACTGGGTATACAACGGTGATGAAAACGCAAAGAATTACATCGAAATGTCAGACCCACTTCACTTTGAAATTAGTAGTTCTGCATTAGAAAAACCGATTAGAAGTTCGATTGAACTACACCATCCAGATAAAACAAACGGAAATGGTGCAGCGGTAGAAATAATACCAGTTAATGATTCTGGGAAGGGAATAACCAAAAGTAAAGTTTTCCTCAAGTTTATAAATGCAGACGGAACGGACTTGCACAAAAACCATTGGGCATATTCACTCGGAGTTGCGGGTCGTTCGTGTGACGATAAAATATGTTGCGATACCACCACACACATGAATATTGATGTAGAACGCATTGGACTTACCAACCCAGATGCTCCTTTAAGTGACCTACTTGAAACAGATGATTCATACATGAACAATGTTGGTAGATCGAGACTATACACCCTTGACCCTGATAAAATACCTGCACTTACAAACTTTGCATCACCGAACACTCTTATTGCATCTTTCAAAAACGCAAGAGAAGGAACGGTATTGTGCTATTCGGCAGATATTCAGTCCGGAAGTGAACCAAGGTTTATGGCAATTTACTTTAATGACGCAAAACGCACACCCTCACTCGATAGAACATCAAAGGCATATGATCCAAGATATATTTGCGTTGAAATCGGAGGTCAGGAAACACTACAAGACCAAGTAATGACCCTCACACTAAAACGTGATACGGACGATCAAGTATGTGTAGAATTCATTTTTGATGGTAGTGCTACCGGAAATCACTATACATTTGAAGAACTTTATGCTGAAGGAAAAATTAAGAGTTGGGGAAGTAAACTTGACAAACACAATTATTTTGGAGACATAGCTGTAAACGTTTCCACGGACGGTTCGTTCGGAAACGATGACACAACCGCTGGTTCGGAGACAGATGAATACTAATGAAGTAACAATTGTAGTACCTGTCTTTAAACTAGGACCCCTGCGTTTTAATAATTTTTGCTTTTTAATTCGCAAATTAAACGAAGTTGGGTGTTCTGTAATTGTAGTAGAACAAGACTCTGATAAAGCAGGAGTAGTTGAGCAAATATGCATTGGTTACGATAATGTTAGTCATACAGTAGTCTCGGTTGAGGGAAATGAAATCAACAAATCAATTTTAATTAACACAGCATTTAAAAGAGTTTACACAGATTTTATGTGGATGGTTGATGGAGATTTTTACACTGACTTTTGTGAGGTTCTAACTAATGCAGACTCAAGTTCAGACTTTATAGTCCCATTTAGTGATGTATTGTTTTTGGATAAATCAGAAACAATCGACTTACAAACGCAAAATACAATATCACTTGATACAGAAAAAAAATATAAAACCAACAACCAAGAGGGAAAATTTTCGTTTATGGTAAGAAGTTCTACCTTTTCAAGTTGTGATGGTATGAACGAAAACTTTTTCGGGTGGGGGTTTCAAGATTTAGATTTTGTAGAAAATCGTCTTACCGGTGAAGAACTTAAGTCACGGGTTGTGGTACAGGGGTATCATATGTTCCACCTTCCACAATCAAAAACAAACATAGATGTTAATAAAAAACTTTATTTAAATTACAAAGAAGTTAGTATTAAAAATGTTGTAAAACAAAAACTTAAAGAGTATGTAGGTCATGCAAATTCGCTTGACCAACGAAAAACAGATTTTTATACAAAAAAACTAAAATTAAAACCAGGATCACATACAAGTGAACCTAATAAGAAAATAGTAAAAAAAATAATTACAAAGTGGAAAAAACCAGAATACGGACTTTTGTATTCCACAAACTCAAAAATATACTATCCTACAAACGATGTAATAACAATAAGAGATTCTTCGTTGGTTGAGTACAAGAATATAAACGGTCATTTTTCTAAAATAAATGCAAACAGACATTATTTGTATTATTATTTTGAATATATTTGTCATGTTTATGGAATGTTTAGTTCCGGTGATGTTATTTTGTTTGCAAACGATAGATTCTGTAAAACAACCGAACAAGTGAATAGTTTTTCAAATAAACTAAAAGAAATAAAGCAAGGTGAAGTGATAAATACACACAATGAAGAATTTATGTATTTATACAAAGAGCAAAACATAAAAGACGGAAACTTAATTAAAAAATATTCTCCACAGGGGTGTTTTTTAATAAAGTCTGATCTTATTTTAAAAAAGAAATTTGACTACTACTATAATATCTACACGCAACTTGAAAAAGCATCAACGGATGAATTTATGAAAAAATCCCAAGATCTTTCTAGTTTTTTCCTTGACTATTAAAAAAAGTCTTAGTAATATAGGTTCTGTATGAAAAACTATACTGAATCTGAGTTAGAAGAAAACTATAAAACCTTTTTAAAGTTTATAGAAGACACATTTGAAGGTGAACGACAAGAAAAGTTGTTGTATATGTACGGAACAGACGATGGCTGTCTGGGTCTAAGAGCACTAATTGCACCTGCAAGTGGGACAATACATTACCATAATTGCTATGATGGTGGATATATTGATCATGTTATGAATGTATGTAAAGCAGCCATGGGTCAGAAAGTCTTACTTCAAAGCATGGGGGCAAGAGTTGATTTTACCGATGATGAATTGATGTTTTCTGCCCTTAATCACGATCTTGGAAAATTAGGATCACTTGACGGTGAACAATATCAACGCAACGATAGTGAGTGGCACGTAAAAAACCAAGGTAAGGTTTATAAAATGAACACAGACTTACACTGGATGGGAGTGACAGACAGAAGTTTATTTCTATTACAACACTTTGAAATAAAGTATAATCAAAAAGAGTGTTTAGCAATCAAACTATCAGACGGAATGTATGATGATGCTAATATTGACTATCTAAAATCATTTAATCCTGGTAATGGTCTTAAAACAGAACTTCCACGGGTTATTCACTGGGCAGATCATATGTCGTGTGTTGTTGAAAAGTCACTTACAGACCACAATTTTGAATTTGAATAATTTCTTATGTAATTAATATTTATACACAGAACAATGCTCATTTGAGGTTGTTCGGCAAATGCCCAAAACGGGGTTTGTAACTAAAAAAAGGAAAAATAAAATGAAAAACATAGGATTAAATAAGTCCTCTGGAACAGGACTTAATAAACACGTTCCAAATTTAAGAGACGAATTTTTAACACCATTCGACTCGATTTTTGACAAAGTAGTCAACCAAGCATTTCCAAACTTCGGGCAGGAATTCGGAGTAAATTTTTTCGGAAATAGTTCATATCCAAGAGTAAATGTTGCCGACCATAAGAACGCAGTTAGGATAGAAGCAGAAATTGCAGGTCTAACTAAAAGTGATGTATCAGTTGAATACGAAGATGGGTTGCTTACTATATCTGGTGATAAAAAAACTGAGTTAGAAGACCCGGATGTAAAGTATGTATACAGAGAACTTAAAAGATCATCGTTTCGTCGTTCGTTTAAGGTAGATGAAACAACACTTCAAGTTGACAATATTTCTGCTAAGTTTGACAATGGCATTCTAAATGTTACTATTCCAAAACGAGAAGTAATTGAAACAAAAGCAAAGAAGGTTAAAATTCTTTAATTAATTAACTTAAACAACTTAAAAATAAAAGGGGGTAAATTTTACCCTCTTTTTTTATAACTATATTATATTTATACACATAATAATGTATGTTGGTAGGATTACGAAAATAGAAAAGGGAGATATGTATTAATATGAAGTTATTTACTGCTATTATAGGCGGACTCGCACTTGCAGTAGCAGGAACGGCTGCTTTCTTTTCTGTACGAGGTATTGGTTTATTATTTGCAGGTGCGGCCATTG